ATAAGAGAAAAACTAACGCTGTTATCTGAAGTGTTCACAGTTGGAACAATGTCGATTAGAGCTGTTGTTGATGGGTTTTCTCGGATTTGAAGTTTAGCGGTCCAACCAGTAAGACTGAAACTGTTGCCATCACTATCACTAGGATAAAAGCTACAGTCACCAGCGACACTAGGAAAAGTAGATCCAGCCAAAATTTCAAGGTCAAAAAGACCATCCGTGATTGTGAATGTTTCACTCACTAGGGGTTTCTTCCACGACAGGTTCAACAATAGGCTCAACGACATCGTGGTCGTGTGGTTCACCTATCCAAGTAGTAACTACTGGGGTTTCTTCTTTCTTAGCCATTTTTATCCTTTACTAACTTGTCAAAGTCTGATTTCAATTTAGTGTATTCCTTATGCAAGGTTAGGTATTTACCCTGCCATTGGTCAAGTTCTTGCTTCAGCGTGGCGATTTCACTTTTCAAAGTGTCTATTTGAGTGAACATTTCAGCTCGAAGCCGTTGCTCTAAACTAATCGATTGGAAGCGTCTTTGAGTTAGGTATTTGAAAAGGCTTGAAATAGTAGTGCCACCAAGTACACCGCTAACTAGCCATAGCAAGATGTCCTTATTCATCAAATACCCTTCCAAAGTTCAATACCAACAGACCAATGATCCACACTGATGTGATGTCTAATTCTTTTTACCAGCAAGACCTGTTGGAATGTGTTAGTTCCATCACTAAATTCAACCTGGAGTGTTTCAGCGATTTCAGTGTCAGCCACTTCACTAACAGTTCCATCACGCCTAATTGCTGGACATTCAACTGATTTGATTTGTTTAGGGTCGGCAGCATCAACCACAGCTTGAGCCCAGTTAGACATCGCTGTATAAGGTGAAGCCCCAACATCCATAGTGATTTCATAGTTGTTTGTATGTTCGCCATAAGTTGAAATTGAAGTTGTGTTTTTCTTTGTTTTATCGCTGGCAGGAGTGCTTACAACTTCAGTGACTTTGGCACTATTTACAAGCTGGTCGCTGTCATAACTTAGGTCAATAGCGTTCATACAGTAATGCAAAACTGAATTGCTGTGAATGTTTGAAACAGTAGGATTGCTCGAACTCCAAGCAGTTGCTTGTAAAGCATCGATGTCTAGGCGGGTAAGCCAAAATTGGTTTGCACCAGACCTTTGAGCATACGACCAACCAAGTTCAGCATCTAAAAGCATGTTTAGAATTTCGCCAGCCTGAGTATCAATCCAAGAGTTAGCCCATTGAATAGTAGAGCCACCTTTGAGTCCAGCGGAAGATGATTGGTTCAAACTGACTCGGTTATCCACAGCTGCAATTGCTGTCGCCAAATCATTCATTACTGGTCGGAAAGACCTTTGAGTTGAGTTACCTGTTATGTCGAAAGTGCTTAGACGAGCATTCAACATGATTTTAGTTGTGTCGTTAGCAGTAATACTTATACGAAGTTTGTGTGAATCAACATTGTAGTTCATGCTCACATTTTGGATAAAACCATAAAAAATCGTATACCAAATACTTGATGCAGTATCGGGTTTCGGTCTGTAAGCGATTCTAAAAGGCATGTTGCTTTTATAGTCAGTGCCTTGAGTGAAATCAGATAAAGACGACTTATCAAGATTTACAGTTGCAACGCCAATGTCTGGTCTAGCAAATACCTGTTCTTCAACATTGATGCCACGATCTATGTTTACTTCATAAGAATCAGCAACAATGTCATACCAAGTCAAAGTGCCTGAAACAGTCTTGCCGTATTGGATTCGTAAATCAGTTTTGATATTCCAAACATCGTTAGCCATTTACGAAATACTTCTTTCCTGTTTTCTTTTCGTAAGTCTGAATAAGTTTGATAATTTCCTGACCGGTCATGTCAGTTGAAATGTTGAATGTATAGCTAGTTTTAGCCGACTCGGCTTGAGTTTGAACCGCAAAACCAGTGTTGTAAAGACTTTGTCTAAGACCAATGTATTCACTCAACTGACCCGAAGCCAATAAGCCCTTAGCAACGATGTTTCCTTGAGCAGGACCCATAGCAACAAGCTCGTTGATAATGTCCTGACCTGCACCCGCTTTGATAAGTTTTTGCACATTTGAACCGAAACCACGCGCAGCATTGACCATACGAGTCAACTTAGCCATAGCCTTGTCCATGTTGAAAATAGCAAACTCGTCTTTACCTGTAACGCCAAAAGCAAGTCCAACGGAATCTCTAAACTTTTCGGCTGCTTTGACAATTCGGTCTTTAGCGTCAGCGATAGCCTGGAGAGCAGCTTGTTTTTGCGATTCGAAAGCGGCAGGGTCAAAAATGATTTTTCCGCCCGACCAAACATTTCCAAACTGATCTATTTCCCATGTTGCATCTACAGCAAGTTTTTTGATGGCGGCTAACTGACCAGCAGTTAACTCAAGAGCGGTATTTACTCCTTCAGTTTCACTACCAAGCCAACCCATAGCCGCTGCAAGTTCACCAATGGCAACAAGAATCGCACCCCAACCGCTTTTTATCAAAGCCATTCTCAAACCATTAGCAGCAACTCTCGCAAGTTCGGTTGCACCCTTGAGCAGAATCATTGCATACCGGCTTGTGACAATAGCAGTTCGAATAGCGACCCAAGCAATCAGAATGTATTGCAACCAGTTCCAGTTTTGAACTAAGAATCCAATAATTGAACCTAGAACCACAGCAATGTGAACGAAGATTCGAGCAATGTTTTGAAGTTGTTCCTGACCTTTTGGACTAGCCAAATAATCTGCAAATTGTTTCAAATACGGATTTAGTGCATTACCAATGGTTTCTTTCATGTCATCAAAAATGACTTGTAACCTGGCATAAGGGTCTAAGTTTGCAGCTGCTTCAGCAGAACCATCAAAACTATCTTTGAGTTCTTGTTGCCAGTTATTTGCATCCTTAATACTTATACCAAGCCGTTTTAGCGAACCAATATTGCCATCATAAGCCTTATTCAAAGCTCGCATGACAGTATCTAGATCAACACCAGAACCCGCACTAACATCTAAAGCAAGTTTGACTAAACCCTGCCCCTTGCTCAAATCACCGGTGACACGAACAGCCGAAGCCAAAGCAGGTCTAAGTTTTTCATCGACAACCGATGTCGCTAACTGAGTTTTGGCAATCCATTTCTCAGTCGAACTAATTGCAGCCTGCCCAGCCCCCACAGTGTTTTGCAAAGCAAGAGCAAGCATCTGCTTACTTTTAGTATCTTCGACCGCAGCTTTACTGGATTCTTTTATTAGGTTAGTTAAATCTGAAAAGGCAGTCCCAATACCAATAGCACCCAAAGCCTTGTTAATACCACCACCAATTTTCTTGGCAGTAGCATCTAAATCTTTTAAAGCCTTTGTGGACTTGGCAACTCCACTAATGAATTTAGTCGGGTCAGAAATAAGTTTGAGTTCTAGAGTGCTCATTTACTAACCGGCTTTCCGTTTCAATTCATTCATCAAGGCTTCATACTGTCGCAGGGTTACTTGTCTAGCATCAGCCATAGAAAGACCAGCATGAATCACAAGTGTTGCCACTCTTTCAGCTGACCTTTCCAAAGTTATTCTTTTGGGTCTTCTACCTCGAAAATACGCTGTGCATCTTTCAACGAATGCTTACCTGCATCTTCCAAAGTAAAGTTTGGGTTTTCTCTTTTTTTGGCAACGAAAATAATTGCTTTCAATGCCTTGCCTTTCGGCTTACCTTCAGCCATCAATTCGTCAATACTTGAACCAGAAATCAGTTCAATAGTTTCAACTTCATCAAGCGTTAGGCTTTCAAAATCAAATGTGTTCATAATTTTTATCTCTTTCTAGTTTTTGGCGTGTTTCTCATACAAGGCTACCAGCCTTTTAATGTAATTGTCCTGAATCCAAGGTTTCACTTTGATTGCGCCTTTGTTCATAAACTGTGTCGGTTTGATGTTCTTCCTTATCATGCGTTTGGCATCATAAAACCAACCCCAGTTCTGCACATTCGCATAAGGGACTGATGGATCTCTACCCGCAAAAACAACAACACCTTTAGTGCGGCGACTAGCTCGCAAAGTGGATTGCAAAGCACCTGTTTTATACGGCACTAGTGGTCTAGCCTGCTCAACTACACGCTTACCGACCTCAAGGTTTAGAGTTTGTAACTCTTTGAGTTCACCCATCGCCTTGAGTCCGGCAACCGCTTCATTCAAGCCAACTATTTGGACACCAGCTTGAACATAGCCCATTAGCTTGTTTTGACTGTTACACCATAGAACACTGGCGGAGTCGCACTTGGGGTGTGAACAGCGTTCTTGACAGTTAGAGTCACTGAGAACTTAGAGATGTCTCCCGAAGTCAAAGATAGTGGTGGTAACTGGTCGAAGATTACTGTTCCGGTGTAGTGCGGTGCAGTGGTGGTCGCAGTAGCGTTACCCTGTGGGGCGATAGTGAAAGCAACTTCAGTTCCGAAGTTAGCCCATAGCAAGCGGTAAAGACTTGCAGAGTCACCAGAAGTGATTCCATCAAGTTGTAGTTTCCATTCGCCACCAGTTCTAACTTCACAGAAAGTCTGAACATCACCAGGTGCGTCGTTTAGGGTAAGTTCAACCATGTTTGTGTCACAGCTGTAATCGGTTGTCCCGATTTTGAACACAATGTTGGTTGCTTTGATTCTTGTTGATGTTGCCATCGTTTTCTCCTTAAAGAGTTATAGATAAATCTAGGGTTAAATCGGTTGCCAAATACTCGGCAGTATTAGCTGCTAAACGGTAAGGCTGTTGCACTCCAGATAAATGCACATAATGCATGTCCTGTAAAGCAACCAAAGTTCTTGCAATTAGATCATCGAGTTCTTCAGATGCCTGCTCATTAGTCGCTGTTGAAGCAACCAAAGTAAGTTTCAAACCCAACATGTAAGTAGTGCCTGTTGAATCTGGTTGAAGATAAGTCGAATCTGGACTCAAGATAATAATCGGCGGGACAACTCTTTCAGGCACATAATCTAAAACATCCAAACCTGCGTTCTGCAAGTCCAGAGCAAATTCTGCCTTTGAAGTTGTTATCTCGTTGGTCATAGACCTGGTCCAGTAAATGGCAACAACATTTCTCTAGCCGCATTCATCGGGTCTTTAGCAATACGAACTGCCGTTCCCAAATCAGCGAACTGAGCAACACCGTTAGGTGCAGACCTACGATGGAACAATTCAGAAGCACATGAAAGCACTGCAGAATCAACAACATCACCCGGAACGCGAGCAGAACCCACGAACTTTGCAACCATCTGATTAGCCGAAGATAAACAAGAGTTGACGAATGCTGAATCTTCCTTAGTGCCTACATAAGCCCTAAATTGTTCCACCGATACTGCCATGAGTTATTAAGCCCCGGTGTTTAGCTTGACGACAGCACCCTCGAATGGAACTGCGAAAGCAGCATAACCATAAACAGAGTAAGTGTCGGTCAAAGTGGTTGGGTCTGAAACTGACAAGCGAGCAGGCGCACCTGATGCTTCGTAAGTTGTTAGAGCCATTGAGTTAGCAAGGTAAGCAGTCTTAGCATCCAAAGCAGGGTCAACAACAATGCGCAGACCAAGAATTGAACCAGTTAGACCAGGAATGTTAGAAACACCAATGATGTTATCTCCAGTTCCAACCTGCTGAACTACTGGACGACCAACAGTATCAACGATAGAAACCAAACGCTTGTAAGCGGTAGTTCCAGCAACGATGAACTCAGGGGCTAGACCAGTTGCGTTGTAGATGTAAGCTGCACCATCAGCCAAACCACCCATTACTGCAGCAGCAGTTAGAGCAGATAGGTCGAAGGTCTTACCAGTCCAAGTTAGAGCTGCAAGAACAGCAATGAACTCGGTGTTCATCTTCTTGGCGTAAGCCAAAGACATTGCCTGGAAAGCGACATCTAGGTAGTTAACAGTTGAACGCTCGATGGCTTGCTTAGAGATCTTAGTGAAACCACCATAAGTGTTTACGCTTACTGAAACAGTGCTTAGAGCAACCTGACCTTCAGAAAGTGCGGTGTTTTCAGTTGACTGCTTGCCAATGGCAATCGTGTTGGTGTTTACCTTTGCGTATTCAATGGTTAGACCAGTTGATGGCAAAGCGTTGATAGAGAATGCAGCTAGAGTTGGACGACCAGTGTTGATTAGGTTATTTACGAAACCAACGAAAGCAGGTCTTAGAGCTGCATCGCCTGATGTGGCTGCACGGAACAGTTCAACAGCATCGCTGTCGCCTGAAACCAGAGCCTTAGCATACTCACCCTGTGAACGGAACTTGCCGTCAAAAGATGGAGTAGCGATTACTGGAGTCTTTACCAATTCAAGTTCACGGCGGATTTCTGCCACTTCATCCTGAACAGCACGGACATCCAATTCCATGTTTTCTGACATAGAACTTTCTCCTT